CCTGCAGCAGGCTTTCACGCCATGGAACGGGTAACGCCAATACGATTGACTCTTCAATCTCGCAGGGTAAACGCGTTTCACCATTAAAGAACCGGCGCAAAATTTGTGCATTGGCGCGCATATCATTATAGGCATCGCCATTCATATGAAATTTTATTGTGCGATCAACTTCTTTAATGTTGCACGCATACAAACTAACAACCATGTCGGCAAAAGTTGCCTCACTAACATTTGTTTCATGCGTATAAGCATCAACGTATTGTTTTATTGTTTTATTTCTGGTGGTCATTTCTGAGCCTTTTAATAATTTATTATTTTACCAATCACGGATTTACGGCGGCGTAAAAAATTGTGCACCACTATCGAAGCCGATGCACCAATTGCACTACCTAACCCCATCGCCAATACACCCACCCACAAATCCGTTGAAACAGTGCTTTTAATAAAAAAAATTTGTGCGCCGGCAATACCGAACGATGTTAAAAAACTATAACCATGCCATTGCGCAGTAACATTTTGTTGCTGCAAGCCCAGCAAAAAAATTAACGCCAAAGACGATAAAAATAAGGGTGCCGACGTAATAATTAAATCCATTAACAGCCCGCCAAACTTAAAGGCTTACTAATGTTTGTTGCATTCAATACAGTATTGCTAGCAACAATGGTTTTAGTACGCTTGCGGCAGTGTGCACAAAGGCCATCAACTAAGTTGTGGTCAACACATCCACACCACCCCTCGCATAATCCAATTTTTCTGTCTTTTACTTTTAGTGCCATTGGCCTACCCCTTTATTTAGTTGTATAAGAGTGCTGTAAATTGTTTGAAACAACCGTTTCGTTGTATGAACCAAGCATTGGTATAACCTTGTGAGCATGGAACGAATTACACAAACCCATTACCGTACTGGCATGCCATTCATGCCCACCTTTAGGTGCTTCAATTTTATTTTTAAACAATATTTTTGTAATGGCGTTAAAGGTAAGTTTTTGCGTGTCGCGCATTTCTTGTATCCACTCGCGCATCGGCCAGGTAGCTTGGCAGCGATAAACCTTGCGACCATATTCAATGCAGCCATATGGCACATGGCCCCATACTTTGTTTTGTTTTTTCAGTCCGGCGGTTACTTCGCGTGCCCGATCAATAATTTTATTGCGTTCATACTCGGCGGTGCCCAGCATCATGGTAAAAACCAACCAACCGGCAGTGGTATTAATGTTTACGCCTTCATTAATCGATTGCACCGCTATGCCGCATTTAATTAATCGGCCGCCGGTAATTAAGCCGTCGGCGGCAATGCGAAACATGCGATCAAAACGTTGGAATACAATGCCGTCAATATCTTTATCTTTAATGGCGGTCATCATGGCTTGGCCGGCAGGCCGTTTCTGCAGCTCAATCGATGCGCTCACGCCAAAGTCGATAAAAACAAAATCAAGGCTATGGCCATGCAAATCGCAATAATGATTTATCTGCAAACCTTGAATCGAAAGGCTTTTACCCTCTTTCGCCTGGTCATCGGTGCTTACGCGAATGTAGCCGATCATTTTCATGCGGCAGAATCCTGTTTTAGTCGTTTTTGGAATTCGTTAATTTCACGTGCGGTAACTTGGCTGTTAGTGTCTGTTTCTACCCAGAAAGCATTTTCAAGCGAGATACCCTCACCATGCCGCCATCCGCGAATACTTGCAGGGGCAACACCACGGCGCATAGCCATTTTAGCCATTGTATCGCCTAGGCACTTTTTGAGTTTCTCAGATTTAAAATATTCGTCTAAATTCATGCTTTCACCGAAATGTTGATTTCATTTATTTTCCTGCATAAAAGAAAGGTAGCACTTATTTTAAGATAGATCAACATTACATTTTAATTATTTTAATAATACTAATTGCGTATAATAAGGCTATGCCTACTAATAACACCGAAACGAAAGCAGAGCCTAACAATAAGTATGCCGAACGCATTGCTTTTGCCTTAGATTATGCTGGTTATAACAAGCGGGTTGAGTATGCTCGCTTGCGTGGTTTATCGGGGCCAACTGTAACGGGCTGGTGTAGGCCGAATGGTGCTGCACCAAGCTTAGACTCAATGGCTAAACTCTCCGGCGATACCGGAATAACACTAGAATGGCTAATTAATGGCGCTGGTCCGCGTATACAAGAGGCCGCTAACACCCCCATGGACATCCCATTATTGATTGATGCTTTTAAAATGATACTTGAACAAGGGGAAGTATTGGGGCATAAAAATAACCCATTAACCGTATTGGAAATGGCGATACCGCTCTATCATTATGGGCTCGACACGCATCATTTGGACCCAAAAATGGCAAAAACATTAATTGAAACGCGGCGAATGACAGCGTGATTATATTCATCTATAAAATTAAAATAGTACAAGGATGGTAAATGAAAAATATAATACTACTGCTACTACTTACCCTTTTATCGGCTTGTACCACACTAGATGCAGTATTAAGTAAGCGCGGCACGATAAACACCGACATATCTAAGTTTGATAAATCTAAAGTGGTTAGAATGACGCCGGCATTAGCTAATCACGGTGCAGGCTACCCTGAATTTGGCCTTTATTGGGAAGGTAAATATGGTGATCATGCGCGGTTAGTGGTGCAAATGAAAAGAGCAGCTAATTTTAGTCGAAGTGAGAGCCTAGAAATTATAATAGACGGTGATAAGCTTGTATTAAAGCCTGTTCAACCATCTGATTTTGGCGGTCTAGCATACAACCCAATAATACGTAAAAACATTTCAGAAAAAGACTTTATTATAACAAAAAAACAAATACTGAAAATAGCGAACGGCAAAGAAGGCGGCTATAGATTGCACTTACTACGAACCTATATTGATGGAGATATAAATTACACCTACCAAAACTATAAAACGTACCTACCAAAGCCCTTCAAGGAATTTTATAATATTGTATGGGGCAACACTAAGTAAGCAATTATAATTAATATTCTATGTATGTAACCACAATAAATATTATAATTTTCAAAGTTACCAGTTATATTTCAGGTATAAGAATGTGAAATAATACCAAAAACCCCATTAAACCTTGCATTTTATACCGTTTAATAATTTAATGACTACATCACCAATCTTGGTGGAGGTAGGAAAACGTATTGCACGGACGCGCTTAACGTCATTAGGTGGGTAGCATGACAGTACATAAAAACAAACAAACAAGTATCGACTTTCAAGTCATTGAAAATAATCCAGTAGCGCAATCAATGCGCGAAGGACTAGAAAGCTTAATTATAAAAAAAACACCAACACCCAAACATCATACAAAATTAAAAATACAAAGCTTAGTGGTTACAGTGTTGGCTGTAGTTGGTATAACGGCTGTTAGTGCCAGCTCGGGGTATGTTTTAGGTTTGAGTGAAAATAAAAAAATACTCAAAGAGCTCAAAAATAAATACCGTAAAAGTGAATTAACTAAAAACTAATTTGGGTTATTGCACTTATCTATCTGCAGCAATACTTTATTTTTAATTAAATTATCGTGTTCAATATCCGTACGCAATATTTGCATAATGGTAATTAAATCGGAGTTTAATACTTCGCCCGGTGGTCGAGCAGGAAAATAAAGCGGCTGTATATAGCTGCCGTTAATATCACAAGGTCGCGGCACCGCAATGGGTACGGTGCCGCAACTACTTAGTAATATTGCTATAGGTGTTATCGCCAAAAATAATGGCAAGCGCTTCATCGTGTACAGGGGCATCATAGTACGCCTTAAATTCAGGGTTAGTCTTTAACGCTTTGCGGGTTAATGCGTCAACTTTTGTTTTGTACAGCCTTGCATTAATTCGAGCGTCATTAATTTCTTTTTGGCTTTGTTTGCGTATGCTGCGCATTTCAGTTTGAAACGCTTGCGCACTTTGGGTGCTGTTAACCAGGTAATCATTAACACATTCGGCCCCACCATAATCATAACTAAAGTAACTACTTAAAACGCCGACGCCTACTATAGCGGCGATAATATATGCTTGCATTATCGTGCTCCCCATTGCGTGGTATTAGCAATTTTTTTAACAATTGAATCGCCGGCATAACCGGCTAAGAACGCACTAACAATATTAAGTTGGTCCATACTATAAAATAAAATTAAACAAGCAATGGAAGTAAAAAAACCGAGTGTTAACTTGTACGGGTGGTTCGCACGGTACTCTTTTATGCCAACTCTGCGACCTAACGCGCTGCTTTCTTCCATTAACGTGCCAAGCAAATGTATTGAGCCGCCTACCAACATTATTAATGTATAAGCTATATAGGCAATGTTAATACTAGTAGCCACGGGGGTAATGCCTTATAAACTCGTCAACGGTGCCAGCACCGTGAACGGTGTTGTAAAATGTTTTCCAATAATTAGCCATGCCTTCAATATCATCGGCATCGGGTAAAGCCATGGGCGCGCGTAAGTAATGAATGCGGCACATGGCCGCGGCATAATAAATATTACCAATCATTTCATCGGCGGCATGGTCAAAAAATAACTTCTGCGTTGCAAGTGCTCGCACCTTACTCGCTAAGTCTTTTCTATACGCAAGGTAGTTATCCCATATATCATCATGAGTGTTGGGCTCCATTTGGAATAATCCCAATGCAGGCCCGCCACCAATTTGTTTAATATATTTAAATTGTGATTCTTGTGCCGCAGTACCAATAATTAAGTTAACCGCACTTTCGGAGTAAAGATTTATTTTTTTTAAAACAGGGGAAACAATTAAGTTTTTAACTTGCTTTATATCCAGCCCAATTTTTGGCGCATTAGGCATGAGGGAACTTAAAGCCGCTAGCAATGTAAATAAGATATGAACCAATTACAATAAGCGCAATAACAATACGTTTGCGAATGCCGCGCCCTAGTGACGCATCAAAGCGTGCAATTAATTCATCAACAACCGCTTTGGCTTGTTGCTTTTCAACTTCGTTTGGTTTTTTATCCATGCTGTATATGTGCCATTGGGTTGCAAATATATAACATAGTTTTGTTTAAGTAATGTATCGTCCGATACAGTGCGAGATATTAATTGCGTTTAAAGCTGTAACTTTTTAAAATAGCGTAACCTTAAGGTATAACAAGTTAATGCCGCGATCTCTTTTGTTGGGTATTGAGCTGATATGCTCAATACCGATTAACAGCCCTTTGTGGTTATAACCAAAATCAAGAATGCCAAGTGGCCCATCAGTATTGAATTCCACCCCCTTACCCTCATATCCGATGGTATCATGGTTTGAATGCACTGCAATGCCCGCCGTTGCATACCATCCTTCTGCATTCGCAGGTGTAGCAATAAGCATTAATAACAATGTAAATAATATTTTCATTTATTTATTTTATCGTTATCCGTATTTTATAACACTGAAACGCTTGCTTCATTGGGTGTAGTTGCCTCTACCAAAATAATGTACGCCTTTGTACATTATTATGCGTTTATATTTCGGGATATTTAATACTGTCATGGCTTCTAAAAAAATATTATCGGCAATCGCTTTTGTTTTTAATCCGTTAACATATAGGTAGTCATGCAATACTGCAGCTTTACCGTAAAAACCATGTGGCGGTAAAACTGGCCATAACAATCGTGGCACGCTGGTAAGGTCGGTTACAAATCCTTTCGGTACGTTAATTATATTACCACTACCAAGCTCTCCAATATGATAGGTAAATGCTTGCGCTACCTCGAACCGTTCGTTCGGTAGCATTTTTAAAATCAATGGGGTTGTGAACGCGCTCATTATTCTATTATCTCCATCGCAAAAAAGCGGCCACCAAAAACATTAACGGCGCCGCCAGAGTTTTGGGATACCGCAACCTCAAAGACATCTCCCGGAGCGACAAGCACTACTGCTGAAACATTATTAAAGGCTGGCCCCATGAAAGCAGTCGCGGGTTTTACATACCTCTGCGTAGCATTGCCATAAAAATCGACGGAATAAATTAGTCGGCGGATAAAGCTCTCTCTATATCCAACTGTTGTGTCATTCGTGAAAAAATCAACCTTTGCATAAAACCTAACTTTTGTTACCCCATCAGGAACTACTAATTCATTATTTACAGTATCAACAATTCCATCTGTGTCATACACAGAAGTATCAAAAGTAACTTTTGTGGTATTGAGGTTTGGTATTGATTGCGCTGCCCCCGCCGTTTCGGCCATCATCGCGCCATGAAATGATTGATGTGGATTTAATAAAACCATGTTCACACCGTCGTACATTAATTTTGCAACCATGCCTGCCTTTAAAACACCGTTCAATGGATTTAGTCCGGCTAATGTTCTTATTGATTTTGCACCCAGGCTATCAAAGTTTATTGTGCAACCGGCATTTACATTATCTGTATGTATAACCACCTTTATAACTTGATTGTTTGTGAATGCAGTCAATCCAACATTGGCTGCATACGCACTACTTGTTCCGGTAGTGGAAATTATAGTATTGTCATATACGCTGTTTAATATCGTATTAATTGAGCCATCAATATTTACTTTATATTGTGCCGGCGTATCCCCTGCCACGTTTGGTTGTGTTGGTTTCGTAAAGCTCATAATAAATTATTCCTATTTTTTATTAATTCAATTAAACGCCGGTGGCTTCCCAATCAATGGTACCACCCACTTCAGCGCCACTTGTATTCCAAACATGCACTAGAAAACTACTTTCGGTTATGGTTTCACGTGTAACAAATAAGGCACTGCCTCCTTGCATTAAAACTTTGACTAATGGCGGCATGTGAAAGGGTTTAGGATAATTAATGGTTAAGCCACTTGCAGGCACAATTACATTTCCACCGCGTTGGCTCCACTCAAGTAAATCAACCGTTGGGTTAAACTGCTGAATGATAGCCACGCCTTTAGTCGTATCTAAGTGCAAGCGGTGCTTTATGAAACGCGCGGTAACAACACCAACACTCCATGGTTCATAGCCGTTATAACTGCCGGCATTTAGCCGGTAATCTATTTGTAAGGTGGGGTCAGCAACACCTGTTTCCGTTGGCCCAAGTACGCTAATAATGTCACCCCATACGCGCACATCATCGTCATAATCACTATCAATTTCTAATGTTTCATAATAGCAATCGGCATACGGGTTTTTTATAAAAACATCCATAACATCATCGGCGGTGCTATCGGTATCGGTGCTATCAGGGATAAGCACACCCGTATAATGTTTTATAAAATTGGTTAAGGTGCCAGGCCATTCGGGTGCTTCGTTGTTTTGGTAAATAATATCGAAACTAGAAACAAAGCTCATATCAAAGCTAGCGGCATTAACAGAAACGTTACCACTTGTATCAACCGCTTTAATATAAAAGCGCCAGTCACCACTTGCAATGTCGGCGCTTGTAACATTAGTGCCTTTGGTTATTGTTGTTAATGGTGTGGCGTTATTAAAGTCGTTTGCGTCTTGTGGACCATAGCGAATGTCGTAGCCGGCTAAATCGGTGTCGCTTACCGCAATCCATTTTATAACGGCTGCCTCGCCATTTTGTAAAACGCTAAATCCAGCAACATCTTCGGGTGGCTCACTTTTACCTAACACCAAATGATTAAGTGATTGCACCCAATCGGATGTATTGCGAATGTTATCGGCGGCGCGCACTCTAAAATCATAAGGGGTATTTGCCTTTAAATTACTTATATAAGTTTCAGTTGATCCTATCCCTAAATTAGTTGGGCCCGGATACCAAACCAAACTACTACTAGGTTTATATTCCGTTTCATAACCAACAACACGGGGATCCGTTGTGGCGGCCCAACTTAAACGTGCGCGAGTAATAATACCGCCATCACTATTTATAAATAATTCGTTTGTACCTGAATTAATCGTTAAAAATGTTGGTTTAATTATTTCTCCTTGATCGGGGTCAACCTCAATAACCGCGTTAGCTGGAATAAATTGTACACGCACGCGACTTGTTGCAACGTCTTTACCGGGTAAGCCCTGGTAATAACTTGATTGAAAGCTACCCAAATTAGCTCGTGTGTCAGGCGAATTAATGCGCGAGCCAACTAATGGGTTATTACCGCGTACTGCAATAAATGTATTTGTTAATTGCGGTATATTGGCGTTATAACCATCCAATAAACAAAGCCAACAACCTGCACTACCACCACCGCCCGACCCTGAGTAACCAACAAAATCAGCGTTAGCGCCACCGCCTTGTCCGCTGCTTCCTTGCGCACCATCGTTACCACTTGTAATGACTCTGCCATTCGCACCGAACGAAACGCCTCGAGTAATTGTGGTTAGGCCTGCCCCTCCATTACCGCCGCCGCCACCACTTGCGATAATTGAAGTGCCACCGCCTGCGGTTTTGGTGGTGAAGTTGCCACCACTATTACCTGAGGTGCCTAATAATGAGTTAGGTAAACCAGAAAGAGAGCTGCCACCATTAACCAGGTTAAATACTTCAATTGAATTTATACTGCTTTGATATATTGGCTGGCGGCTTGATGTAAATCGCCGCGTGATAGAAAAACCACCACTATTAAAGTAATGCAAGCCGCCTTGCGCTTCTGTAATACCAACATAACCAACCGTACCGCCGGCTGCTAATCCTTCGCCCTTACCATTTAAAGCACCGTTAATAGTTAAAAAACCTTTAACGCGTAACTGAACATTATCTTTTAATGTAACGGTAACGCCATCATCAATTTGCAAGTCACCATCATAATAAAATATATTGGTCGCTGAGTTTAAATTGCTACCACCGGTTAACGTGCAATCGCTTGTAATATGCCCAACACTGGTAATCAAGTTAAAGTGGTTTGCAGCGTTATAACCACCACCAACATAGCTTGCAAGATCGTTACCTTGGCTAATATAGTAGGCATCATTTAATACCGCCGGTACAGTATCGTACGCGGTGGCTTCACTGCTTTGCGAGCTAGCAAATAATGTTAAATTTATATTGCCGGTAAACCAATTATTTTTTACTTGCTGTACTTCAAACGATCTATCGATAGTTGAACCGGTTATAAAATCATTAATGCTGTCAAGCTTTACGCGTACCACATCACCCACTTCTAATGTATTTAGTTCAGGTGTAACAGTAATAGAAAGTGTTAGTGGTGGCCCAGAAAATCGATCACGTAATGAATCAAACAATGTACCAAGTTGGCTTGAACTAAAGCGACTACCGTGCAAACCATTAAATTGAAGTTTTAACGGTTTACTTTCACCATGTTGCGCAATGCTCTTTGCGTCTAATAATATATTATGGCGTGTCGGTTTATTTGTTTGTGGGTTTACATTCCAGGCAATTTGCAAATGGTTTTGTACTTGCTTCATATCGTGGAGTAGCTCACCGTGTGAAACAACATTTGTTTCATCAAGTTGTACTATGTAATCCGCGTCGGCGAGTATTTGAGTCATTCGCCGTAAACCAAGCGCACCATCACTACCTATTGGCATAAAGGTGCCTAGCTCCAACATGAGTTCTTTTTCTAAAAACTTTTTACCGTCGGTTTTCTTTAAGCCTTCAAAGCGCACTAAATTACCAACGGTATCATCAGTGGGATCCCATAAATCAGACTTTATATTTATAAAGTCTGATTCTTTTACATAGGCACTATCAATACCTAAATGCCAGCTTTCCGACAATGTCGCTGCTTGGCCATACAGCTCACCGGTTAACAAGGCCAACGCTAATTTAACCGCTGGCATTTCTAGGTAAACATACTCCGTTACCTTGGTTCGTCGCTCAGCACTTGCGGTATCGTCAACGGTATGTGCCACGGCCTTAGTATTAAGTGCGCCGCGTTGATCAGCAATAAAAACTAAACCCAACGTACCATCGGTTGTTGTACCGGTACACCGTACAACTTCGTTTTCTATTTTTAAATACAAAACGCTGGTATTAGGTGCATCACTATAACTTGAGCCATGCGACACCAGGTTAAAGTTTGTAATACTATAAACAGGTATTAATAATTGAGCTTCATCAATACCCGCACTAAGAGTGGTAGTTGCTAAATCAAATAAGTCTTTTCTGGCTTCACGCTGAACATCAGCGCATTTAAACTTATACGTTTTGTTGTTGTAGGTAACGCTTTGTATTAATTGTGTTTGTACTAACGTGTAATCTGCCCAGGCTAAACCCTCGTAACCAACATAAACGCGTGCACGCATATTTTTTTGGCTTTTACCAAGCGCTAGCTTTGTAAATTGTAAGTTACGCACCGCATCGTTTTTATCAAGCAAATCAAAGCTAATCGAACCAATACTGGCATTGCCTTTGCGTGGGCTTATTTGCTGGCTAACCACATCAATATTACGAATAACGTTTTTTGTAACCACTGCCCCGGTGGGTGTGGCGGTATCATTATGCGAAGTATAATAATGTAAATCGGTATTAGCGGTGTCAAACGCCACTTCCACAACATAGCGTGGATCTTTATTGGGCGAATCATTTAATAACGTAAATGCGGCCGAATCGGTACGCATTATATTTTCACTCTAAAGCTAATGTAAAATTTACCCGTAGTACCGACACGCTGGTATGCATAAGCACCATCAATCTCTACGCTAACCGGGTTATTGGGTGTGCCACTTGTGCCGTAAGCATCAAAAATAAAGCCTTCACCCGCGGCAACACTAGCAAAAAATTCATCCCATAAAGGTAATTCGCTTTCATTGATGTAGCTGGTTTGGCAATCGTAAAAATTATCGGTTCTATCATAAAGCGTCGAGCGATTACCGCCTTTTGCTGTAATGGTGGTTTTAATTTCTTTGGGTTGTGGAGTATATCGTTGTAAATCAAAATCCAAATCATAACTTACATTTAAACCATGCAAGTAACCCTGCAATGTAACAGCATTTCCGGCTGCCTCCGTTACAAGCGCGGTATCGGTATTAATAATAATTTTATTCGCGGTACTGTCACTTAAAAGTTGATGCCATCCATTGTTTTCTGTGTTAGCAAAGCCAGTAACATAAACCCATTCATTAGCACTTAACCCGCTTAAATCATTGGTTGAATCGTTAAATGAGTTATCAACGCTCGATGCGGAAACAGTACTCTGGGAAATAAAAAATACAACCGGCACAATACTGCGTTTAGCAATGTAATTAATATTGCTCATGCGTTAGCCGCCTCTATTAGCTCTAAGCCATTGCGCGAGTCGGCCGGTACCAGCTCAACATCATTACCCACGGCAGTACGCACTGCGCCAACAATGCGCTCATCAAAATCGTCGTACCCATAACTCGGTCCAATAACTTGAACCACCACTTGCGTGGCACCACTTTGTGCCGTTGGATCAACGGGCGGTGTACTTGCTGGCTGAGTGCCTTGGCCATTGTTGCCGCCGCTTATAGACGGGATGGTGCCACCGCCACTAAATTGTTGGCGCTTGATCGCATCTATTTGAGCTTTAACGGCAACGGTGGCACTTGCGGCATACGCTACCGCAAGCGGATATCCGCCAGTCTCGGCTCCAGATTTAAAGCTGGCAACAACTGCAGCGTAACCTTGTATTAACGCTCCTGCCAAAGCTGATTTTTTTCCAATTTCAAATTGCTTTTTACTCTGACTACCCATTAAAGAGGTGAGGTTTTGAAATATACCCGCTGTTATATTAAATTTTTCTTGTTGTTCCGCTTCAACTAATGCAGTACGTTTTTTACTGGCATCATCTTGTATTTGCGTTAACCTAAATTGATATTCGCCTTCGGCTAAAATATGGTTTTCTCTATACTCATTTAATAAATTAATACGGGTTTGTTCTTCATTATTAATTAATGCGGTTTCATCACTTAAACTTAATTGCAATGCATTAAATCGGCGTGCTAAATTATCTAGGTAGCCCTGCCTTTCTTTTTCTCTGCGCTGTTTTTCTTTTTCTGCTTTGTTATCTGCAGCGGGGCTTGGTGCATTACCTGGTTGTTGCTCTGGTGCGGTTAATTCAAGCTCGGCTAATGTATCTCTTGCATTTCTAGCGAGTTCGTTAAAGCTATCTAGCCGTCGATTTAGTCCGGCTAAAGGTTTGCGGTTAATACCAACATTAGCAATTTTAAATTCAATTTCGGCTATTTTTTCGTCGAGTAAATCAATTTGCGTTCGTAATCCTTCGGGGCCACCAGTGGCAATAAGTGCATCACGAATATCGTCTTTAACATCGTTTATTAATCGACTGGTATTAACCGCCGTGCTCCTACCTGGTCGATACACTTTAGTGGGCGTGTTAAACTCGGCGGCTTGGAGTGCGGTTAATTTTTTTCGTAAATCATCGATGGGCTTCGGTACGCCTGCCATTGTTCGTATTAGGTCCGCACTGGCATCTGTTATGCTTTTTATTGCATCACTAACCCCCGACTCACCAATTTTTTTTGCTAACGCACTTACTGAATCTTGGAAGTTTGAAAAGCTGCCGCCCAATGTATTCATCTGGTCGGTAAGCGCGCCAGCAAATGTGGTGTCGCCAATAGCCTTTAAATACCCCTCAATTTGCGCCGATGATTTTTGTACCGTTGTGGTTACACCCTGGAAGGTAAAGCTAACTTGGTCGCCCTGCTGTCTAGCGCGAATACCAAATTCTTTTAACCGCTCGAATTCGCCGGTTGATGCATCGGCCACGGCCTCAATGAATTGATTTAAATCTTTACCCATGGCGGCCGCTGTGTTGCCATACGAACGTAAAGATTCAATACTGGGATCTAAGCCTAAAGCTTTTAACTTAATAAATGCACCAACAACATCGCTAAGCTGGCTTGGAGTTTCTTGCGCAAATACCTGTAATTCGGAAAATGTTTTATTAGCGATAGCGGTACTACCGGTAACAGTACGTAAACTGGCCTCTAATTTTTCAAACTCAATAATTGTTTTTACTAAAAACCCAGCGGCGGCCGTTGTTGTTAATAAAGCAATGGCGCTTTGCAGGCCGCCAATAGATTTTTTTGTTTTATTCGCACCGCCGGCAACACCACCAAGATCCCGCTCAACACCGGCTAAGCTTGCGCGAACCTTACCTTTTCCAGTGGTGGTTAATTTTATCTTTAATGTGTCGGTTTGCGTTGTCATGTTTTTGTTTTATTATTTCGCTCATTTATCGTGGCGGTTTCTAATACCTGCAATTGAGAAAATAAAAAAGGTTTCTCATTTTCTTTTACGCTTTGCAGCCGCATAACGCTTTCAACGCCTTGGTAATTCAACCCAACTAAAAAGCCATTAGCATTTATATTCCATTGGGTAGAACAATCGTTATATAAATTTAATGCCTTAACATTTTCAGGTAATAACGTTGGCCGGGTGCAAGCCTTACATTGAGTACGCGCCTTACTCCCAGCCATACATGCTTTGCAAAAATGTAAACCGTTTTTACTATGCAACCATGTCGCGCACTCTATTAATTTTTTACTGGTAAATCCCTCGATGCAAAATATAAACCGTCAATAACTTTAGAAGAAAACTGGTGGCTGTCTTCCATTACAGCAAGCAATGCTGCGCGACTAAATGGCATTGCCTTATTTGTTTCAGCGTCAATAATTCCATCCCAATCGGTTATACGATCGATAACGTCGTCTTCATCTTCACTTAACAGGTCGTTAATTTCCTTGTCGCTATTGGCGGCAATTTTTATTGCTTCTTGGCTACGCTCAACAAGCTCTCGCATTTCTTTACGCGTTAATAACTTATATTTAATCTTAACGGTAATTTCGTTAACTTCGCCGCTACCATCTTCTTTTAGTTGGTTTATTTTAATTGGGTAAAATAATTCTCGCTTTGTATTAACCTTAAACATTGGACACCTTTAAATTGTTGCTAATGAATTTTTAAGTGTAATAACCAAACCGTTATCACCTGCTTTTAAATAACCTGTAAATGCCATAGTAATAAGCACACCGCTAGGCCCTTCAATGGGTGGGCTTTGTTGCTCATAAACTAATTGGCTTAACAAAAACTCAAGTGATTCATTGCCGGCCGTACCAAGCCCATCACCACGTGTTAAGGTAATCTTTAAGCTAGACTCAACATTATTGATAGCCTTATTTAATAACGCAGTGCTTTCAAAAAGCGCAGTGTATTGGCCGGTAATAACAGCTAAGCCTTCCGGTAATTGTTTACGCTTACCGCCGCCACCAATAACATAACCGGCTTCATCTAAATTATTACTTACATCTAAATCAAGGTTGGTAATAACAGTGCTTGGTGCGCCGCCCTCTTCGATTGACGTTTCAAACGCACTAAAGATATTGTGCCCATTATCGGTAATAGTAGGATCTAATGCGGCAGCCGCTTGCGTCATGCCGGAGCCTTTTATGCTAAAACTGCATTTCGGCGCACCTTCTTGTGGGAAACTAAACTTTGCGCTATTAACACGGCAACCATTGTATTTTTCAAAGCGGCCATTGCCTGAAATATTAACGCCATAATCTTTTTCGGCCATAAAGCTAACCGGTAAATCATCGATAGTTAATGTATGTGTATACGGGCCCGCTCCCGTAGTAACTAAACCACCCATGGTATGCTTTAATAATTTACCAACTGATTCGGGGGCAACTTCAACGCCTAAGTCACCGCCTGCATCTTCGTTAGCCAGTGTTGGCCGGGTTGCTGCTCGGCTGTCGGTTAGCGTTGCCGATTGTGTTCGGCCCTTACTTGAGGTGATACCAAAGTTAGTCACATACAACTGCTCACCATCTGGGGCACCTGGATCTTGGCCGTAAACGTCTTCGTCATAAATATTAAATTTTGCTTGTGCGCCGGTTGCTTGTGGCATTGTCGTATCCTCTTTATTTATTTTTTAGTGGTTTCTTCAAAACCCTTAACATTAATAAGTCGCATGGCTTCATTATATTCAACGGTGTATTTTGTATTGGCTTTATACTCTCCACATGCAACCACACCCGGTAATTTTAAAATAATAGTTAATGATTTTTTATTTTTTGACATTATTATGTTTTAACTACATTAAATTGGGCGGTGATTTTTATCTGCATAAAGTGTCGTGGATGGTTAGCCGATCGATCTGATTCATAGCTAGATAGCCATACACCATTACATGAGCCAGATAACGTAGCGTTATTCATTAATGCTAGCGTAACCAACTCGGGCAACTCAGCACGTTGATTAAAGGCTTTCTCTTGGTTAGCTTCGTTCCATACAATGACAAAATCCATTGTTGTTTCAAAGAATTGGTTAATGCCGGCAACTTCTATATCGCTGTCGCCATCACCCATTTCAAATATAAAAGCCGGTAATTCCGAACTATGTATTTGCGATACTGGACGATTACTATATATAGTGGTAAAGGCTTCACCAAAATGATTGAAGGCCCACGCTTTTAATTTTGCATCGGTCGTTAACGTTTTTGCTAAATTCTCAAAAAACCAAGGTAAGTTCATAGTATTGCCCACACTTCTTTTTTCAAGTGGTCGCCTATTATTTCAACGGGCTTAACATTGTCGACGGCATTATCTAAGAATGGACGGCCATCATGTATTGATGCGGCATAGATTGTTTTATTGCCAACAATAGCAAACTGCCGATTAACAACATTAAAGAAAGTTCCTCGACGTAAAGTGCCACTACGAACTGGCACCGGATAGCTGCCACGGTCTCCATCACCGCTTAAATTTTCAACTTGCTCCGCATCCACTTTTATAGCTAATGCGCGCAAACCCGATGCAATCGCACTATTTAAAGCTGTAATCCGTTTTGCATATCGAACCGATAAGTTTTTTGCGTTAGTTTTTACTTTAAGCATGACTAACCGGCCCTAGAAAAAGATCCAGACTCAACCATGCCGAAAGAGCTGCCGCCTTCAACGGTGTTGCCTGATAGCGCAGAAAGTTGTTTTTCTGCACGTTCTATATATTTAGATTCTAAATCAGCGTATTGTTTTTGAGGGTTTACAGGTACATCGTTAGAACGTTGTACCATTGCACTTTGGTCAATAAATTGAATACGGTTTTGCCATAATTGTGCTGCGCAATAATAACGCTCAGCCGATTTAATTAAACTGTAATTACGTTTATTATTTTTATCAGCTGCATTTATTGTTGCAGCATCGTAAACGGTGTCTGTAACGCTTAAGCGTACCGCAACTTCAACTTCATCGAGAATGTCATGTACATAGCCGCCAACTTCCTCAGCGTCGAAGCCGGGTGCACCACCAAACTGTTCTGCAGCAAAGCCCATATTTATTAAATCATTTACTTTTGCTTTTGCCACAATACAATGCCTTTATATTTTAAATAAAAATGCCCACCTACCGAGTAAAGATAAGCAGGCATTTTTTAGGTTAATGATTAAGCTTATGAAAGCGGTATACGTTTAACCTGATTTTGCTCACCGATTGCCGCGTTATAACGACCAACGCCAACAATGTTTTCCGCGCTTGCGGTAATGTCACGCTGTGACTCAGTGCTTAAATCTTTCCAAACACCACGTTTATTTTTTCGCCCAGGCATAACCATGTAGTAGCTGCCTGAGTCGATATGTGTAGTGTTAATAACGCCAGCAATACGTGCGGTAAGTGGTTCATTAACTGTACCTTGATCAACGATAGCGCTGCCACGTTGTGCAGTTAATGCTTTTTCGATGCGACCTTGCTGCTCTGGTGCACATGCTAGATAGACGCTTGCATTTTCAGAGCCTAAACCTTTACCTTTTAAGTTACGTTTCATGCTAGCAAATGCATTATTCATTGTGGTTGTATCATCGGTATCAAATGCTTGATTGATTCCTGCGCCTAATGCAGGAAATAAACCATAATGCTGCGCGGCCATTTTATCGAAATAAGTCGAACGGAATTCTGCTATAACCTCGTCAACCGTCCAGAATTTTTGATATTCAATCCAAATATCTAAAATACCAATACCTTCGCTATATTCGGTCATATCAACGCTTGCTTTTGCTTCACTGAATGCTTTACGTAATTGTGTGCGCTGCCCCGGTTTACGTTGCGACCAACTAATGCCGGCATTAGTATCTAAAATATCGAAGCTTGTTTGGTTACTTGAACGAAGATCGATAAGGTCGAACAATAATGTAAACCCAAGGTCGATTTCTGGCATATTGCTATGAAAGAAAGTTTCCATTTGATCGGTAATTGCCGATAATTCTGGCGTGTCGCTCGCAGTACCATATTTAAGTGCCATATGCGCTTTAATTTGATCGCGTGTTGGCGCCGCCATTTTAAAGTTAGTGTGCTTAACATTACTAACGGCTGAGCCTTTAGCAATATCAAGTAATGTTTCAACCTTGCTAAATTCAAAGTCGATAGCCGATTTTAACGCTAGACCTTGATCGTTAGCCGGTAGCTTTTGCAAGGCTTTAAAGTTAATGCTTGTTTGCATGTTGTATTACTCCTGTTTAACTAAACGATTAAGCGCTATGCGCTTGGATCTAAATCAATAATGCCTTCCGTATCACCGGTTGCGGCATCCTTAACGACGTAACCGGCTAATGTATTCGTGCCGACGGTTATTGTAAAATTCTTGTTTGTATCGTTCCAATAGATTTTATCTAATGGGGCCCACACTTCACCCGTTGCTTTGGGTGCTCGAATAGCACCAGCACGATAAACAAAAATATTATCAACATTTGCTAATGCGCTATTCATAGCCATTACAACGAATGCATTAATTAATAAAAATATTTTTGCGGTGGTATCTGCCGAATGAGCAAATAAAAACTCTCGGTAATCTTCGCTTAAAATTTCTGTTGTCATGATGGGTATCTCCTAATTGTTTTTTAAAGCTTGAGCTCGCTAGCTACTAATTTTTTTACGTATCGCTAGCCCGTAACTAATGGGTTACATGTTGGGTTGGCAAATGATTTATCTTTCGATTGGTTTTTACTTACGCCTTTACTAGCACCGTTACTATTTGGGTCACCGCCATCAAGTTGACTGGAAGAAAGCCCCGCATCTTTTTGTAAAATCATAAACCCTTTGAGCTCAGACTTTAAAAAGTCAATATTCATTTCAGCGTATGATTGCTTTGCTGTTTTAGTATCATCATCGGTATCGCCAATCATTTTTAAATTTCGCTTGGCGCTAACAATATTATCGATAAGTGTTTTCTTAAATTCTTGACCTTGTATTGCCAAGTTAGCAATGGCTTTTTCATCGAGATCTTTTAATGAATCAAAAGACTTAAAAAGCTCTTTTCCATCGACTTTTTTCTTAGAGGTCGATTCTAAATCATTAAACTTTAATGTTAATGCGGCAAGGTCGTTAAGAGCCTTGTCATATTTTTCTTGTTCTTCGGTTGTCATGCCCATAATAGTTTCCTCGTTACCATCGTTTAAATACATTTGCCCGGTGCTTGCCTGCTTTACGACACGGGCACCAGGTTGAGCACCTAACCACACTAGCGAGCCTTCAAGTGCTTCACCTGGTGATGTAAGTAGTTGTGCAATTTTTGTTTCGTTATTACGAAGCGTGTCGCCGTAAGTAGATGTAAAACCAATGGATACATCACCCGCAACACCATTATCAATATTAGTAATTAAATCTTTTGTACTTTCAACCCGTGACATATAAAAAGAGGCTTCAAGAATTAATGCTTTTTCTTTGCCAACCCATTGTAAGTTAGGTTCACGCAACGCTTTGCGTGCTTCGGCCTGAGACATTTCAATAACATTCGCATCAAAAAAACGGCCAACACCGGGGCCGCTATCACCGTCATACCCTCTCGGGTGCTTTACATGGAAACCTTTGCCGGGTAATGTTATTGAAAAATCATTTAAAAGCTCTTTAGTGAATTTATCTTGATCGCGATCAACCGCATTATGTGCCAAATACATTGTACGAACATAAACATCACTTTCACCTACATCTTTTACGGTGTACGTATTAATTAGTTTTAATTGGTTTTCGGCGGGTGTACCCGAACCTTTTAAGCCAATGAAAGTGCTTTGCTTTGTTTTATGTTCTAAATTCATGCTTTATTTGGTTTTTAATTTAAGGTTCTTATTGCGCCATTCAGCTTGGTCAATAGTAATTGGGCCGCTGTAATCAGGATTTTGCCATTCAGTATTATTTTCACCTCGAGATTCTTTGCTGCCAGCATTGTCTTTATTTTTTTTTGAGGCTGTCGCCGCGACTGAATCAGGTGCTTCATTGTTCGCTTTTGATTTATCAGTATTCTTTGACATAGTTAAACCCTTTTATATTAAACATACTTTCTACTAAGTATTTTTAGCTTGGCCGTGTTGCGGTTTTAATTCGTCCGTTACGCTGCATAAATATATGCGGGTTTTTATCAAAAAAAACCCGCTACAAGAGCGGGCAAAGAAGTACTACAGGGGGATGAATAAATTTAACTATCTGCGCGATTTTTCACTATAAGCGGCATACGCAATGTTGCTTGAAGGCCGCCAGTCATAACAACATTAAATTTAACGTAATATATATCATTAACTTCAACGCTAAATGTGCTTGGGATAACCGCGCTATAATCACCATTTGAATTCGCTATATTTGTAAGGGTGTATGTATCTTTTAAAGCATCTGCTTCATCATAAATACGTGCTGTCACATTGGCGGTATTATCGTATGCCTCTCGGCTCTCAAGTTTTAAACCAAAAAGCTGTAATAAATTCGCATTATCTTTTAGCAAAATATTTGACATACATCACCCTTAAAAGTTTATTTTTACTCTAGCCGCTACGGCAGGCACTATATTGATTGATGCAACAATTAAATCATTAGTCAAAACTACTGGAGGCGTTACTTTATTGGCAAATGATCCATATTTTATTTCTGACCCACCGTAAAGCCCTAACCTGGTAACCGGCGGGCCTTGTGGCACCACAATTGTTTTTCCAGAAAACGATCCGTATGGCGAACCCGGGCCGCCATAGAGTGATAGTCGACTAACAGCTGCCATTATATAATTTTAAACGTATCACCATTACTTGGTGCAAGCGTCATGGCTGTATAGGTTAATAAACCAGCGGCAGTATTGGCGGTTATATCCGTACGTTCACCATTACACACACCGGACGTCCAAACAATAACGGCACCAATTAATTGGCCATCAGTATAACCGGTTAAATCTGTTGTTGCCTGCGTAGCAGAAAGCGTGCCCGCTACAGCGGCACCAATAATAATGCCTTGCTCTAATTTTCTTAAGATTGCTTGCGCGGTTGCCAAATTTGCCGCTTGCGCTATTGATGTAAGTGCACCTGAATTTGGTAGCTCATCTGTTACCAACTTAACGGCTGCGGCCAATTGTTGAACTACGGCAACATCATCCGATAAACTTGCGCCCGATGGTGTGCCGATAACGGTTTCAAGCGTATCAACAAAATTATTTATAGTTATGTTTGCTGCCTCAAGCGTATCGACATAATTAGCAATAGCGCCAATTGTTACGTTGTCTGGTGTTGTAGTGTTTGCATTATCAGTACCGCGCATAGCGGCACCAGAAAGACCGGCAACATTTTCTAATATTGAATCAAAAATTGTATCGAGACGGCCGGCATCAATTAAATCTGATAAAGCAGCCGCCCTTGCAGACGTTAATCGTGAAAGTAACGTATCAATATCGGTAGGAATATTTGCAGCCGCAAGCTCGTCTAAATTCCCCGCGCGTGCTGCAGTTAACCTGGTTAATAAAGTTGCTAAGTTAGTCGATGTTGCAAGGCTAGTTAAACCCGCACCATTTACACCAATTCGCGCGTAACTATCTCCGGTCTGTGCAACACTTGCTGTATCAAAATCAAATGCATACATTGCAGCGGCATTACCAAACGTTTCAATTATGACATCGGTATCGAGCCAAAATTTAGTTCCAGTTTGATCGACAATAGATAATCGTATTCGTCGACCTGTTAATTCTGCAACCGTTAAAATAAGTCGATAACTGTTGCCTTCTGCAACGGGTAAATTTGCTGTATCCACATACGCACCACCATCGATTGATATCTGAATATCACCCGCGGCAAAGGTTGCTCCGGTAATAAAGTCAACACCATCAACGGTAAGCAAAGAAAATGGAATTGCTTTAGCTGTTGTTAATAGTGTCGCGTACTTTCTTAATATTGGAGTTTTCATTTAGCAAGCCTCTCGCCGTCTTCGTAATATGGGTAAGCTTAATGCGCTTACTGTAAATGTTGCTACAAATGGTCCGGTTCTAACACCATCGGTTGCATCTATTAAATACCAATCCATCGTAACTGTAACAAGCGGCTCAGTTGACCAATCCCATTCGGAAGTTGCAAGAACAGTTAAATTAGTAATTGTTTCAACTTCTATTTGGTCACCATCGGCAAAGCCGGTTGTACCAAATAAAACATAACCATCATCGGTAGCGAGTGCGCCAGATAATGTAACAACATCAAATCCGGCTTGCTGTTGAAGGTCTATTAATACTTGATCATTGCTAGTGTTTGCATCGGTATAAGTTAATATTGCTAGTGGATCATATAGGCCTTCACAATCAACATTGCAAATAATGTTGCCTGTACCGCTTGGTGGGTAAGACGTGATCGTTAATGGGTAGCCGTTTATGTCAACAACTGTTCCAACAGGTGCACCACTTCCAATGACTGTACCGTTTGCAATTGCAAAAGTTAACGTATTCCCAAGAACTGCGCTTGCTGGTGAGCTTGATATTGTTGCGCCTGAAACTGCTTCTTCATATGTTGCATTGAAGGTAGTAAAGTGATTTTCTTGCGCCCCATCATCCGTATAACTATCGAGTTGAATAAATAAGTCTCTAGTAGCAAGTTCGAAAGTAGCGTCTGTATCAACTTCAGAACCATTAATTAGAAATCTAACTTCGTCACCTGTTGCCGGTAAGCTTATTCCCATCGTAACAGGAGGTGCGGAAGTAAAACTATTTAATATAGTTGTTATTGTTCCTGCAACATTCTTTTGACACCAGTACTCGCCATTGTTCATACTAATCCTATACCAATTCAACTCTGTATAAGGAATTAGATTTTGAGAATCCGTAGGTAAAAGATAAAGCGAGAAATTTCTATCAATTCGGGGAACAACAATACTTGCAAGCGATCCTGCTGACATGTCATAGGCTGCTTTAGTAATTAAACCTGCATTGCCAGCCGTTCCTGCATTGTCGCACTCAATCTGATCATTAACTGCATTAACACCTAATGACACATCCGTCTTTGATACATTCCAAAGACCTGCGTCAAAACCGTCTATCATTAAGTCTTGTAAGTTTTGTAAAGCCATTAGTTATTTTCCCCAAAAACAAAGACTTCATTAGTTTTCTTGTGGGTTATATGCCCTTTAAGCTCTAGCATTGTCATTGCCATGTGTCTCTCACGAGGGAAAAGATTTATGATTTCTTCACTCAATTTCCAATCTGTATTTGAAACTAGAACTTTATTAGGTTTTTTTAATAGAGCATTATCAATACCATGGCGTTGGTCGGCCATTGGCAATAAACCTTCGCCACCGTCACTGATAAAAAGAATATAAACATTAGGATTGCAGATTTCACTACTTGGAATACATTTTCCAGTACCCGTGAAAACAACATACTCACCTTCTTCATGTGTTTTGAACTTCGAGCTTATTTTATTCTTGTATTGGCGCACACGAGTAACTCTTGCAATATCACCATAATCATAATCTTGCGGATTGTCATTAGCACCTACGTATATTGTTAAAGCTATCATGCTCTTGTAGCTCCATAATTTGTAGGGTCAAAGCCCATATTACCACCATCACTTGCAGCTCCAATTGCAGGAGAACCTACTTGCAATGAATAATCTCCTGCTCCTGCATTTGTAAACAATGGATCGCCTACAGCTCCATTTGCTTCTGGTAATGTCTCTGAGAGTGTTAGTACACCACCGCCTGCTTGCAATGCCGCAAGGCTTGTATAATTGATACCTGTACCATACTGGTCAAATGTCATATTAATCTGTGCGTAAAGATTATAATTAAGTATTGCAAAGTCACTTACATTTAATGGATAGCTCGGCGAGGCTGTGTTCGCTCCAATAACTTGTCCACTAGCTAGTGTGCAAATGTTATTTCTAACTTGAACTCCTTGATAGCCGCTAACTCCACACAGAGAAGCATCAATTACCGTATTGTTTTCTATTATTAGGGTAGTAGACGGAGATGAAGACTCATATGGATCTGCAGAACAGAAACTACTTTGGCCAAATACTGGTAAATTAGAATCGCCCACATGCAAATTATGGTGAATATAATTATCCCACTGTGGAGGACTGCCACCACCTGCAAGAGTCAGTCTGTAACCTATTCCAACATCGTGTGTATAATTGTACCTGCACTCCATACTGCGAACTGAACTTGCGTTAGGATTCTTATTAAACACACCATTAGCAGCATTATAAATCTCATTGTTTTCAATGATAGTATTGATTTGGCCATAACTTAAAATTCCACTGCAATTACCATTTGTTATGTCATATTGAGACCTAATATCATGTATAAGATTATTTCTTATAATAGAATCTTGTGAACTCATTGGCATAATGCCTGCAATGTTGCCACCTCTACTACCGTTGTGATCGTGCACATAACAGCCTTCAACGATTATACCTATATTGGCTCCGAATCCGTTTGTCATATTAACGCCGCCGCCGCCTGAATTTCTCATGTGGAGATTGCGAATAGTTATATAGTTGTAACCACAGATATTAATACACCCAACGGATTTATTTGCTATACCTGTTCCTGTGCCAACTCCTGTTGCAACAAAAAATCTGCCAACTAAATTGTCAGACGCGCCAATTGCAGTAAAGTCTGTGGTTCCTGCCGTTTTAATTGTATAAAGTTCACCTATAACAAATGAACCTGCTGGAACATCAATATTACCTTCTTGGTCGATAATTGCAGAGTCAATTGCATCTGTTGGATAACGCTCAAAAGTAATTTGATTGCCAAGTGTTCCTGAATTATCAGGATGAATTGACTGAAAAATTTCTAAATCTGTAGAGTGTTCAGTAAAAATACCTGAACGAAAATATGCTCCATCATCACCGCCACCGAGAGGCACTGAACCCACCGTGGTCATAGCATGTTGCATAGTAAGCCAAGGGGAGGCTAATGTCCCTGGATTGCTGTTACTTGCAGAAGCATGCAAATTATCTACTATAAAAAAGTTTGGATTAATAGCGCCTGATGCAGTTGTTGTAAACGAGGTTGTAGAAATGACATTGCTATTAGGTGTAGTAGCATGAACAAAGTGCGCATAGTAAGTTGTTGAAGCTGTTAGCCCTGTTATTGCAAATACCTGAGCACCAATAGCTGTAACTAGTTTACTATCATTTATTGCAGGGGCACCTAAATGGTCTAAGCCTAAAATGACTTCTGTGGCCAATGGTTTGGTTGCTGATTCTGTCACAACAAGATACAAAGTATTAGTATTCTTATCCGTATTAACCGAAGCATTGCCTGTTGTTGAGCCTGTAGCACTGCCGCTTGCAGATGTTAAAATAGCAGCCGATGCGGTTCCATTATTAACAGCAACTTTATCGCCGCCACGTAATGTTCCATCCGGCCCATCAGGATTATCTAAAAACTTAGTCCAATCGGACATAAGCATATTATTATTTTGGCCGGTTATTGACATTAAACGCTTAACCTCGCAACAACTGTGCATCGACAATTTGGGTGGCTGTCTTTCATTGGTAACGGCCCGCTGCCAACTGCGTATGGGCTATTGTTTTCTTTGTCGATACAAATAGGGCAGGCACCGCCGGCACGCTTCCAATCATAAAGCGAAACGTTATTAGCAGCGTACTCTGCCATTTTACCTTCGCTTTGTGCTTGCGCTATTTCGCTGCGTGCCAGCCTATCCCAATTATAATTAGTTAACTCAAATCGCTCACTCAATTGTTTTGCTACATCTTTCGGGTTCAATCCGTTATAGGCGCCCTCTTCTAGCGCAAGTAAAATATCTTTGCCAAGCGCTCGAATGGTTGTTGAGCGAACAAGTTGAAGTCCATTTTGTGTTAGTGATTGTGATGTAGTGCCGCGTGACGCTTCAATAGCCGCGACAATATCAAGCTCAGTAGCTGCATTGTTAATGCCACGCTCAAATGCCGCGAAAATACTTTTTATAAAATCACCGTCTTCACTACCAACCTTGTCGATAAACTCGTTTTGCAGCCTTTGTATTTCAGCGTGAGAAATTATCGGGTTATAAATAAAAATAGTTTCATTGTTTTTATTGCTTGTAATACCTAATGCTGTAAATAATTTTCTCTCTAAATTTTTCCATCCACTTTTTAATGCGTCAACCGCAGTATTTTCAAGCTGCATTAGCGCGGCTTCATCTTCAACATACGATTCAACCTTGCATTGATGCGCTTTATTATAACTACTCTTTTTTGTAGGTTTAAAAGTGTAATTATTTCCGCCTATTTCAATGGTGGTGTGCTTGTTGTTATCTGTATCATTTTCAATACTCATACCCGCACTACCACTACGCATTAATTCTGTTTGCGCCGTTAAAAATTCGGCCTGTGCTTTTGCCACTAAATCTTGCAGGCTAGGTAAATCTTGTTTTATTTCCCAGTCACCTTTATTCCAGGTAGTGCCGCGCGCACGCATTGCTGCCGAAAGAGCTTTGGTTAAACCAGGTTTACGTAAACTAAATCGAGTTTTAGATTCACTTATTGCAATATCACCTTGGCGTTGTGCCAACCTTTCAGCAGTCGACCAATGAAAGCCAAGCATCCAACTCGGTAACCCTGTTTTTGAAACGATTTGTTCGAGTATATGCCTTGCCGGCATTTCAATTTCCAATACCGTACCATCACCACCTAAAATGGAAATATCTAAATCATCATCTTTGCCAATAACATTTACAAGGTCTGCGCTATTACCGCTTTTCTTAACGTCCATTACTTTCGCAATATTTTCAGCAAGTTTACTTTGCTGCGCATCAAGTTCAGTTTGATCTTTTCGGGTTTTCTTTTTAAGCTGAACATTAAATATTGGATCACCGAAACGCGTCCATGTTTGCATTAATGCATTTTTCATTGTAAGTAAAACTTTTACATCAAATTCAGTCGAGCGTAATAACGAAACGCCGTAAGGTCCGTCAGCTTCATTATTAAAGCCCGCGTAAACTAATTTGGCATTATTTATTTTGTTATAACCACCACTGTTAAGTCGGTCAGTGATATTGTTACTCGAGTACGTATTTCGTAATACGCGCTCTATTTGGTCGCTGCCATCACGTCGGCCGCGACGCGCCCCTGGTGCACGATACCAAGTTTCTAAACTCTGGTTAGTTCGTTTAAAATATGTACCTTTTGAATCCGCTACGCGCAAGCGTTCAACATCATTACCCGAATTGCTTAAAATAAATTCACCAATAGTATGGCCTTGCTCATACATTTCATTACCTTGCGAACGATAAAAAGCTTGAAAACCTTGCTCCATATCGTTAACGAGTACACCTTCCATCCAGTCATCAAGTTCACGTTGCAATCGATCAGTTGCAGCTTCGGCTAATACAATCCCATCAAGCGTTACTAATCGATTAATCGCACCATCTATTGGGCCAACGGCTTCTCGTATCGCTTCATATAAATGCGGGTTAACTTCTCTAAATATATAATCATCAAAAGAGTCTTGATAGGGTCCAAGTGGCTCGCTTACGCGAGAATGCACACGCCCACCGGCTAAGCTAGAATCTTTTTTACTGAAAATACCGGCTAGTGGGTTTTTAAAATTCATTATGCAACCCCTCGCACATAAACACCTGAGCTAAAAGTGTCCACACTAGAAAAATCATTAAATGCTTTTCTTAACATCATCACTCGGTCTGCATCTATAGTATGATCATCTTTCTTTGAAAAAATACGATTACGCGCACCCTCTTTTGCGGTGTGGTTTTGATAATGATTTAAAATATCGCTATCGGCAGGCGTAACGAATGCATTATTTTGCATTCGCATCGTAATTAAGTTTGTCGCGAGTTCTTTCGCTGGCATTCTAATAGATTTAAAATCACCTTTGTCGTTTTCTTGTTCTAGCGCTGCGCCACTTTCATCAATAGCATCAAGTGCGCTACCAAATAAAAAACCAGTTAGGCGCTCACTGTAATTACCTTCATCATAACGTTCATCATCTTGTAAAATTTGTACAACGGTTGTACCGGCATTACCAAAATCCACACCCCATTGAGCGTTAAAATTAAATAACTTATCAATGCAATAGATAAAATCACATTGGGTCGGATAATCTACGCCCATCAATTGAATGCGTAATATGCGGCGCATTTCGTGGCCAACTTCTCGCCACACCGTGATTTCGGTTGGATCTTTTGAAAAACCTAAATCTGCGCCACCCCATAAAACCGCGTTATCAATTGGCTCGATGAATTCACGTAATAAATTTAAAATCGCCTCTTGTCGAGTTGCGTTATCTCGATTGCCTAAATCAACTAAATCATCCTCCCGATCTGCTAAAAACTCCGTATGGGCGCTTTTATCAATACGTGGCTCGCTCACTCGATACGCTTCAATATTGGCCGTGTCGGTGGCCTTATCAATGCGCACTTTTATACATCGATATTCGGGTACGTGCTGCACGTTGGCATTAATTAATTCCCACGGCCATACGGGGTTTTCTTGCTGTCCGTGTAAACCTAAAACATTACGTTGATAGCCGCCGGTATTTTTTCCGTTAAAATCACGAATAAATTTACGTTTACGTTTATCATCCCAAAAAGGGGCGGGCATCAATGGTTTGGGCCAATGAAAAAGTCGGCGGCCCTCCTGATTAATAGGCAAATCTTTTACAGCGTCTTTTGTCATCGAATAATAATTAGTTGTATTATCACCATCGGGCACAGAATAAATACGTGTGTTTGAGCCAGGCTTAAGCGCCCGAAAAAACTCAGACCAACAAACTTTATTTTTTATTTTTGCCGCTTCATCGAAAAACCCCATAGCGTTTACATGGACGCCGCGAAATGCCTCGCCATCATGGCCAGCCGGCCTAAAGTACACAAGCCCAACTTGCCCCGGTGTGCAAGTTGGGCTTTTAAATTTAAACATGGTATGCGGATGACGCTTAGGCTTTAACCAAAACTGATTAATAACAGGCTTAACTTTTTCTTGCGCGTCGCCTTCGCCTACATGCTTTTCAATATCCATGATAATTTCATCAAGGTGGGTTTGCTGTGGGGCTGCAATTAAAATACTTGGGTTTTTAATGGTGTAACCAAAGCCAGTACACATACCCCATAATGTTATTGCGGTAATCTCACGCGTTTTACCAACCTCGGCAGCATCTTGATGTATTACGTCTTGCTGCCAGCTTCGTGCGCTTTTCTCCTGATAATCCCAAAAACTATAAGGCTCGCCGGTGTCCGGCTCTTTCATAAAGGCTTTACACCATAAAACAGGATCTTCACAGATATAACGCAGTTGCAATTGCTCAACTGAATATTCATACTCACCACGGCTTAGCGGCTCCAAATAAAAATTATTCTTACCTAGCCAATCCATAAAGGGTTGCTCATCAACCATCAACCCATCAAGTACGGTATTATTTGCGCGTGCCATTAATTCGTGGCCTCATGCTCAAAAGTTTTACTGGTTTTATTTTCTAAGCCACTTTTAAGTGCGCCGCCAATAGAAGTAAATAAATCTTTAATTTCATTTTTATCATCATCATCTTTCTTTAGGTTAGAAACGGCGCGCGGTGTTGCCATAAGCTCAGGCAAGTTAATACCTAACGTATCCATGTATTTTTGTACATGCGTCAATAATGGGTTAGGGATTAAGTCACCTAATAATTTATTTGCATCGCTTGGATCGCGAATTGGTGTGCCGTCCTTGGTAATATACGGTTTAATAACCACAACACCATTATCAGAAATACTTTTACGCATCGTTGCCAACAACTCGATGGTGTTCGCAATTTCGCTGGCCATCATGCCGTGTACATATTCTGTATCACCGGTTTGCAACGTGCCAAGCAACGCATCAAAGGCTTGTACAAAAACTTGCTTATCTAAACAATCTTGACCCGGTTCCGTGGCGCCATCTTCAACCAGGCTACATGGAAATTTATCGCACGTTGATTTGCATGGCTTGGCCAACAAATTTAAACCGTGCGTTTTCCATAGTTGGCTTTTAGCAACCATCGAATGCGCGCCATGCTTCCAATTATTTCGTGAAGACGCCGCCTTGCCGTCCTCAGTCTTAGGTCCAGTAGAAAGTTGAGCAGCATTTTGCCGTTGCTCAATCGCCGCCGGTGTCATGGTGCGCTTTTGCTTAGCTGCATTACGGCGTTGCTCAATTTGAGCGTCACTTAATGGCTTGCGATTTTTGGTTGGCTTTAAAGGCATATTGCTGTAACTATCAGTAAACATGCGCTTTTAATCGTCCGATACAATGCAACCGTACATCTATGTATTTATATTGAAATATTATCGATTTTTTTACATTTAACGCTTTACAAATAGGACTAATTGGCCTATTATATGTTTTAAGAAGTCCGGCAAATACGCAAGGACAATAACTGGAAGTGAAACCATGACTAAAACAGAAGAAAATAAAATTATCAATCAAGCGCTTACAATACTTAAAAGCCGCCTATCAAATGCAAGCGACTTTATTACTAGCCCACAACATGCGCAAGATTACCTAACATTAAAAATTGCCAATTTGGATTATGAAGTTTTTTATATAATGTTTCTAAACACGCGCAATGGTGTGGTTAGATTTAAAGAGTTATTTCGTGGCACCTTAGATGGCGCAAGTGTTTACCCACGTGAAGTGGTAAAAGAGGCGTTAAAGGTAAATGCTAAAGCAATAATAATAGCGCACAATCATCCTAGCGGAATTTCATCGCCAAGTAATGCTGATAAAGCTATTACGATTCGATTACAAAAAGCATTGGAATTGGTTGATATTCAAGTTCTTGATCATATTATTGTTGGCCACACTGCATTTAGTTTTAGTGAAAACGGGTTGCTGTAGCAACCCCTTTTTTTTACCTATATGGAGATCTAAAAATGTCAGAACAAGCAAAGTACAACGTAACCAGAAAAGATTTAAACAATATCCGTGCGGCAACGCTGTTGCCATATAATGAAGGCTGGGAGCAACCAACCTTTGAAGAAGTGCGAGCCGTAATAGCATTAGCTGGCCAACATATTGGCAAAGAAAAGTTAACCGGCAAACAGATTGCAAACCTAGTTGGCGTTAATCCGCGAAACGTAAGAAAGTGGACGGCCCCACCCGAAACAAGCAATCATATTGCCATACCCTATGCCGCATGGAGGTTATTGGTAATATTTTGTGGAATAGAAAAAAATATTACTATAGACATGCTGGATCAAGTTGCTGAATAATCTATCTTGCGCGTAAGGGGGTAACATGGAAAAAGAAATTATTAATAAACTTAGATTATATTATGATTTACCGGAATCTATAACAGATAAAGAAATAGAAAGCGATCTTCATGGCTCGCTTGGCCATGCGAGCATTAAATTAAATGCCGCGGTATTAGAGCTTAAAAGCCAACTCATTAAACAATTACCTAAATGGATTAAAAATTTATTAAGCTAATTGTAGTGTGGCTTGCGTTCCATATTTTCTATTGAGTATTTTTATTAAATCAGAATCTTTTAATGCTTCTTTAATAACTTCATGTAAAATATCATGCATAGCAGCGCCGCAAAACTCATTCGTTAAGGCGGTGATAATATCGTGATCATCTGGCTGTATCTTGCAGCTTTGTAAAATATATGCTGGGCGTTTATACGTTTTATTTTTACTTTCTAAAATGTTTCGAATTTGGCGTTCTTTTAATCCGTGCTCTGCAGCTAAATCTTTATGGTTATTTCCTTTGAAATCCATTTTTATTTGATTATCGCGTACCCTTCGTCCCAAGCCAGCCCAAAAGTTTTTAGCCATTGGTATATGCGGCTTTTCGCCGCCAAATATATCTAAAACAGTATTTAACTTTTCAACCCCGATTTCATGACCAAGCTCAACCAGTTGATTGTATTCTGGATCGAACTCTGAAAGTATTTGACCTAACTCAATAGTTGATTTTGTTTGTGACATAACGCGGCAGCTCCTTTTGTTGACCCAATAAAGTATTTAAATGTGATGTTGGCATGCGGGTTTTAATTTGCCTTTCAGTGATCGCTAAATATTCACGCGTCGTATTAATATCATCGTGCCCCATCAATAAACGGATTGTTTCAATATCAACACCTTGATCGTAAAGTGCAGTTGCATAAGTAGAGCGCATTTTATGTAAGCCAAGGTCGCCATCATTCACGCCACGTATGCCAGCGGTTTTTGCGGCACGCTTTAAAACACCCGATAAACCACTAAACCCGATACGCCGGTTTTTGTTGCGACCATTCACACCCAAAAATACCGCTTGGTCGTCTATAACGTTTAATGTATCACGAACATAAAGCCAATCACGTAAAGCTACAACCGCCGGACCTTCAAATGAAAGCACCCTCTCTTTACTACCTTTACCGTTAAAACGCACAGTACCAACACGCTGCTCTAATTCAATTTGCGATAAATCTAACGTAGCCACCTCACTGCGACGAGCGCCAGTGGAATATAAAAATAATAAAATTGCAAAATCACGAATGCCAATTATTTTTTTAATGTTAGGCGCAGCGAAAAGACGTTTAAGCTGATCACTGGAATATTTTCGCGGTACTCTCTTTTCTTTTTTTGGCCCCTGTACGGCGCGCACGGGATTGATAACACCCCCCTCAAGTTCAACCCACGTATAAAAACGCCGAACTGATATTAAATTTAACCCGCGTGTTTTTGTGCAATCTTTTTTTGTGATAAAACAATATTGCATCCACTTCACAATATTGGATGATTTAACATCAAGTAACTTTATGTTTTCAGTTTCAAGCCACAACATAAAATTAAAAACACCATGCAAGTAATTACCGACGGTGTTAACAGATAAACCGCCGTTAATACGCAAAAATGCGATCCACAATATTAATTTTTCGACGTACTCGCCAGGCAATGCGGATTTACAAACAATTGCCAATTCGCGTGCCGTTCTATCGTTAGTTGATAAGAACTGATCTTTCAAACCGTCTATTTTTGCGTTCACGCGAAAAATCCCCCCCGCGCCCCCCCTTTCGGGAATAACAAAACATGGCCCCATTTTTTAGGCTCACATAGGGTGCGCGAGTGACTAAAAATATCTGAGCTTTGCATGGGGGGTGGGGTCGCATTCAGTACCCACCCCAACAAAACAATTAGAGCTAATGGCCATGCGGTGTTGCGAGCACCGTGCTTACCATTAACACCGCCGCTACGGTTTAGTTTTTTTAGCGTAAGACAGAATTTATTTCTATAGCGCGTAGTGAGTTCGGTGTCTGCATTGCTGCGTATAACTCTCAGAGCAGTGTTAGGTTGATTAGATAAACCAACACAACTAGGGTTGCGTTTCAACTTAAGAGAAAAAGAAACAATAATCGCACTTAACCTTTTTAATTTATTCATATTAACCAACATAATCACGCTTGTATTCCTTTACCAAATCTCTCATATCATCATCAAGGTTGATACAAAAACCTAGTTCATTAATTGAAAAATATAAATCTGAACAACGCTCGCACATGTACTTGCTTGCCATAGGGATCTCCCCACCTTCACCATAAATGCTTTCCTCTATTTCACTATCAGGAATCTTATATCTCTCGAATGATGTGCTAATACTTCCTTTGTCAATTAACTCATTACAACTGCAACACCTTTTGCGTTTCGTTGTTGTTAGTAATGAATAATCATTTGGGCTATACCAAATGATCATCCCTGGTTCAGGATCATAATCATAATCACAACTACATGATAAACTCATAATTTATTACCTCGATGACTTTGCCAGTTGAATACTACTATTTCATTTACATGTCGCATACGATCGATAATTCGTTGCCCTACACATTTTGTTAACTCACCAACATTTAAATTTGATAGTAAAATTGTTGGCTTCATGTGTTCATAACGTTTATTTATTATTTCACTCAAGTAAACGCGCTCGGCATCCGTTTGATGCTGCACACCAACTTCATCGAGCACCAATAAATCATTAACAACAAATTTATTAATGGCCTCACGTTCCGAGTAACCAGAGTTTTTTTCGTATGATTGTTTGATTATCTGGATGGCATCGAGCGTGCCAGTAAATAATGCAGTGTAATCTTGTCGAATCGCATCCTTACAAATTGCTGCAGCCAAATGAGTCTTTCCTGTTCCAGGTGGCCCCAACATTAATAACCCTCGACCCAATCTATAGTTTTCATTGAAATTATTAATATACCCTTGCGTAATGTTAAACGCTTTTTTCTTATCATCTGAGTCAATAATAAAATTATTAAAGCCGCATTGTTGATGACGCAATGGTATACCTGAATGATTAAACATTTCAACAACCGAATTACTTTTACGTTTTTTCATTTCTAATGCGTGCTTTTTACGTTCTTCATTATGATATGACTCTAATTGCTCCGGTGTTAAGGCATGCATATTGTTATCACCAGCTTGTTGCATCATCGTAGTTGCTTGCCTCGGTAAAATCTTTTGTATTGGTATCATTTTGCTGCGCCTCCAATGATTCTTTTTCTGAGTTAATCAACATTTCCATGTAGTTGGGATTTATAAATTTATTCGTTGCGTGCTTCTCGGCTCTTTTGCATGCACCATGAAAAACCACGTGACTTACATTTTCTTTTATCCACAATTCAATCGCCGAATTAAACCCAGATTTGTGTTGTTTAGGAATTTTTAGTTTGTAGTGAGCAATGAAGTTAAAAACATTTTCACGTGTAATAGTATTTATATATATCTGTTTATTAATATATATATTATTAATATATATATGGGTGCCGCCCTGCTCCCATAAGTTATTGTTTTCTGGTTCGTTGGTGCCTGAATCGATCCCTAACTTGTCGCTGTTGGTGCCTGATTTAGGCACTAACATTTTTGTGTTGGTGCCTGAATCGATCCCTAACTTGTCGCTGTTGGTGCCTGATTTAGGCACTAACATTTTTGTGTTGGTGCCTGAATCGATCCCTAACTTGTCGCTATTGGTGCTTGATTTAGGCACTAATATTTTTGTGTTGGTGCCTGAATCGATCCCTAACTTGTCGCTATTGGCGCCTGATTTAGGCACTAACATTTTTGTGTTGGTGCCTGAATCGATCCCTAACTTGTCGCTGTTGGTGCCTGATTTAGGCACCAACATGTCAAGTTTTTCTGGCCAATTCCAGTTAATAAAGTAGGTTACTTGGTGTGTACTGCCTGCTTTTATTATCCAATTACGTAGTTGTAATTTTGTTGTGGCACGTGAAATATTGCGCGGCAATAGCCCTGTAACATGGCTAAGTTGGTCGCGGCTAACCTCCACTTTTCCATTTTTTTCGTGAACCGATAAACCTAATAACACACGTCGATCAGTGTCGTTTAACTCTTTATTTGATATGGCTGCCGCCGGTAAGCATGCTTTATAAAGCATTCGTTACCGCCTGATTAGTGGCAACTGATTTAGATGGTTGGACTATAACAATCGTTATTGGTAGGGTATAGTATAAAGTATATAAAAAACAGAAACTTACAGTATGAAGTAAGGCTCGGAAAGAATGTATATTATGTAAAATTGCATATTTACCATATAAAATACTATATAAATCAATAATTTGGCTTGTTATTTTGGGGTGTGAATATGGGGCTACCGTTACGAAAACAGCGTTATAGTACATTTGATTGCGTTCCTTTTGAGCGCGTTCCAGCGAATAAAATGCCAGAATTTGAGCGCTCATTATTAAAGAAATATAGATTTTATCTTGAGTGTGGAAAGTCACAAAAAACGGCCGACGATTATCTTGCGGTAATTTTACGGTGGCTTTCTGTAACTGATAATTTATTACACCCATGCAAAGAATCCATTTTTGTTTGGTTGCGTAATCGCCGTGAGATGTCGGCGGCTACTCTTAATCGTGAGTTTTCTGCATTGCGTAGTTTTTACCGTTGGGCCCATGAATCGGATTTTTGTCCAATTGATTTTGTTAGTGTGTGGCCAAAAAGTACGCGCAATAAAGCTAAAAATATTGTGCGTTTTTTTGATGAATACCAAGTTGGCCAATTGTTGGCGGCACCAGATCTTGCAACACCTATGGGCTTTCGTGACCACGTTATTATACGTTTGCTGTATGAAACGGGTTTGCGTGCTAGCGAGCTTGCTAGCTTGAGTATGGGCGCTGTTTTTGATGATGGTCGCGTATATGTTTACCAGGGAAAAGGCGGCATTGATCGCTATGTGCCGTGCTCTCAGGAAATGGTTAAACTGGTACAGCAATGGATTTTTGTGCGTCGTAGCTTTAAGCCCGGTAAAAAACTTGATTTGTTCGTCACTATTAAAGGTAAGCAATTTAGAGGTGGTAAAACGGTTTGGGATATCGTTAATCGATATGCACGCAAAGCACTGGGATGTGGCGCTGGTTTTGAAAAAATACAATTTACGGCTAACAACAAACCGTGGACCGGCTTTTATCCACACATGTTGCGTGCCAGCATGGCAACGCATATGTTGGCTAACGGTTGTGATTTGCGCGCCATTCAAATGATGCTTGGCCATAAAAATATTAAAACAACCACCCTTTATTTGGGTGTTGATATGGCAATGATGCGTAAGGCGATTAAGCTGCACCCGCGATACCACTCTGTTTAATTATTCTAATATCACCACATAAGTATGTGGTTTGAACTTTGCCGTTTTCATCTAATATAAAATTATTATTTTCATCAACCAAATAAACCCATGCTTTATTAAGTTTGGTATCAGCTGTAAAACAATTATTTAATAATTGCTCATTAAAATAAACCACGTAAAGATAATGATCAGGGCTAAACCCCGGATCATTTTTTTTAACTGATATCCTCATGTACACCCCAGCGTATCATCCGTCAATATAATCACTTAGTTTCGTTGACCTCATTTTTTCACGTAATTTATTTATCGCTCTAACTTCAATATCATAAATAACCCGTCGTTTGCATTTGCATGCATGGGCAATTTGCGTTGTTGTAAAAGCTTCGCCAGGTAATCGTATTGCCGCCAGTGCATCGAGCCCGCTATCAATTTCGTTTGCCATTATTAGCTTCTATCGACAAAAAAATATTTGAAAGACTCACTAAGTTGTCGCACCTAAAGCATGAATAATATTATCAATTTTTTTATGAAAATCATCTGGCTCAACCGGCGTAAACCTCACTTTTAAAAGCCTTAGTTCCGCTATTGCCTCGCTAATACTCTCTTTATATTCATCAATGCGACTTTCTAAATTCATTATTTCATCGTCGTAATCTTCTTTTTCCCCATCATTAATAAAGCAATTATTTACACCTTCATCTAGCCTGGTATGCAGTTGATGAATAAAAAACTCAGTGGGCTCCATTAATTCTGGCATCTTATTGAAGTGTATGTTTTTCAATATTTGATCGTCACTCATATTTTGTATTACAGCTAAATTTTTATTTAGTAGATCCATTTTTACACCTGCCAATGTTTCATATTAACTTTATATTTTTTTCTCAAGTAAAAACCGCGAGACTTCTAATTTTGCTAAGGCGCGCATATTCGGTTTTAATTCTTTAGGTAAGTTGTTATACCCATGCTGATTACGGTAAAGCAATTCGGCTTTAGTTATTAGCTCAAGATTTTCTGGTTCGCAATTAAGTTTGTTGCCATCAAGAAAAGATACCGCCATACCTTTAGGAATTTTCATTTTATTAACCTCTTCCCATACTTCGAGATGCTTATGCCTAAATCGAGTGCGTTGCTCGTTGTAGGGGCTTGGCTTTCCAGTCTTAATTAAAATATAACCGTCATCATCAATACGCTCTGTGCCGATCGGCAAAACATTATGGGGAACTAACGCTTTTTTAAGTGATGTCGAATTGCTCTTCAATAAACCTTTAGTGCCGGCACACCATGGCACGTTGCCTTTTTGCCATCGCCCGGTTCGACCAGATTTTATTTTCATGCGTTTACATAATGATGCGAGCTGTCCCGCTGTTTTACTGGTATTGAATTTAGCATTAAACGCTACAGCTAATTCAGATCGAGGCAATGATGGATAATTTTCCCGTAAAAATTGAACATGTATATCAAAATATTGGCGGCTCATTTTTTTTCAATCTCAAACATAGCAGGCACTTTTCCTGGCGTCATATTACCCAGTTCAACTTTCGCTGCTAAAGCTAACTTGCCATTATCAATTATATTCTTAGCAACATTGGCCATAGCTTTAGAGCGTTCAATTTCTTGTTTAAGTTTATCGCCGTTTAGATCTTCATCATTTAGTCGCTCAATTTCCGCAAATAGATGGTTGTTTAAGTCGATCAGTTTGTTTTTCAAAAAGCTATCCTCTAAAATTGCATATGTTTTATATGTAGGTAAATTTTTTATTAATTTAAATGTTCGGGCTTAACCATCTTGCCAAACAGCTCTAATTGCCTAACATATTTATTGCAGAACGAACATATTTCTAAATCAGCGCTGATAATGAATCCACATGTGTGCCTTATCATATTAAAAGCTTTAATTCTTTGTTTTTTACTCACACTAACTATCACCTCAATTTTGAAGCTAATTAGATTGCACTGGCAATGAGTGAACATACCCTTCGGCAATCATGTGTTCATCCGTTTCAGTAACATCAACATCAAAACCTTTCTTAACCATCAGCTTTTTGAAGCTAACCGCATCTTGCCAGCTTTCATGCTCACCATTTAAAAATGGAAGTGATTTATGAAAGTATTTCAAAATGTAACCGTTAACATAAACATAAATGTTACGCGCAAACTCTTTAGGGCTTCGTTTTTTAATGGTTAATTTAATGTTATCGATAGCGGTTTGCTTTTTGTGCAGCGTAAACCAAACGCGACCATCATCTTTAAGTACGCGTTTAATTTCGTTAAGTGTTTTAGGTATGTTCGTGTACGGTAACGCCACGCGAGAATAAATGAAGTCACATAAGTTCGCCGGTAGCGGAATTTTTTTCGCATTGGAATAAATAAACTGAATTTTATCGCCATAATGTTCAATGCCGTACCGAATCGAATCCTCGTCTATATCAATACCGACACACATTTTATCGACTGGATCGATTGCAATAAATGTTTGCCCAATACCACACCCAATATCCAAAATGATTTTATCGCTATCGCTAAAAACTGGGTTGATGTGGCTAACATCATCTTTGTTCTTAGCAATTTCTAATTCGTCTAAATGATAATTTATTGCTGTCATTTTAATTTCCTTATTATATCAATCAGAATGAAATATCATCGTCAAAATCGCCACCACTCATAGCCGGGGCACTGCCGCTTTGTTGCGCGTACTGCTGTGCGCTACCGCCCTGCGCTGCCCCACTATTTTTTGTATCTAACATTTGCATTTCATTAGCTACAATTTCAGTGGTGTAACGATCCTTACCGTCTTGGTCTTGCCATTTACGTGTTTGCAATTTCCCTTCGATAAAAATTTTAGAGCCTTTTTTAAGGTACTGGCTTACAACTTCGGCCAATCGCCTAAAAAATACCACGCGATGCCATTCGGTTTTATCAACTTGTTCGCCGGTGTTTTTATCTTTCCAGCTTTCAGACGTAGCCAAAGAAATCGTTGTTACCATTTGGCCGGCCGCCGTGTTTCGAGACTCAGGCTCTTTACCTAAATTGCCAATTAAAATTACCTTGTTTACGCCACGCGCCATTATGATTTACCATTGCTTGGTTTATCAGAAGGGCCCTTTAATCCTTTTGCGATATCTCCACAATCAAAGTTCGGTATTTCCATTACTGGTTTTTTATTGGTTATTTTAAGTCTTGCTATATCAAACCAAACTAAATCATATGGTTTACCATTTTCGTTAACGCCGGGATTAACTAGAGCCTGCACACACCCATATAGATCAAACCCGACTGTGGTTATAACACCCGAAAACCCCGTTACTTTGTCAGTGCATTTAAACCCAAGTTTATCTATATGTTTTTTTATTTCAGTTGTCATGTTTAAATTTCCTTTAAAGTTCTATACCAATAAACATTGGCTTTATCGTTTTGTAAAATAATGCGCCGGCCATCACTGCACCACCCGCTCTCAATTTCTTGCAATGCCGAGCGTGGCATTTTTAATTTTGGTTTAATCGGCTTTTTATTAAAGCCATACCAGGTGCCCCACGGTTGTTGCCCTATATAGTTAACCCATGGCGGTGCTAATTCACGCGTAAGTTCATGCTGCATCGGGTAAAGCCTTTAAGCCGTTAATAAATTTATAATATGTGGCAGCCTTTAATTCTTTACATGAATTAACACCCAACGCATTTAACCGTAAGCGATAGAATTCATCGGTTAAACCTTTCCTATTTTTAAGTACATGAATATATGTAATTTTATTTCTATCCATATGAAAACGTTTTTGGCGTAACGGCGTTAAACATGATGAACATGTTGCACGCTGTAATGCGTTCATTAAGCCGCAACGGGGGCATTGGCGCTGCATTATGCCTCTGCACCCATTGGCATAATAAAATGGGTTGCCACGCTATCTTTTGACGTAAACGCCTGCAATCTTTCCGCACTGTTAGCGTGCCATGTAATCTCGTTTTGCCCACACGCCGCCAACATATCCGTTAGATACATCGCGTTTATCTCAAGGTTAAATTCATCGGCGTTAATACATTCGGCGTAATCATCAGCGGAGCCGTCAAGGCAAGTGATTGCAAGTTTATTCTCGCCACTAGCAACGGCGATACGCTGCCACTTTTTGCCGTCAATGTTTTTTAATGAAAATGGCGTTACTCTTTTAATCGCGCTTGCTAAATTATTGCCATTAAAAACGGTATGAATATCAGCCTTATCAATATCAATGAGTGCCGCTTTCCAGTTTGGGTATGTTTCAGTGCGCGTCCTAACGGTTAAACTAAATGCATCGGTTGCAAACCGAACCCCAATAACCGTTTCACCAATGGATTGAACGAAAAAATTACAACCATCAATTAGGTTTTTCAATATACTGGACACAGCTTGACCGGGGATAACAATAGTGTTTTCCAAGCCGGTACGGCATGGCGATACCGCACAACGCCTACCATCAAGCGCCACAACATGATCAACATCGAAACATATGCCGCTATATATGGTTAAATCATTCGTTTTATCGCGACAATATTGAGTCGACTGCAGCCCTTCACGCAATGCCGCAATATCCATTTGCTTTTTTTCTTCGTTATCGTCATTGGATTTTGGGAAAATATTAGCCGGCAACGTTTGAATTTTATATTTACGTCGGCCAATAATTAATGAAAGCTGCCGTTCACTTAAATTTAAAACCACACTTTCATCGTCAATGCCAAATAACGCGGCCTTTAATTGTTGTACACTTGCCGTAAACGCAGCGGTTTCTTTATTGCACACACCCTCTATATAAGTCGTTAGCGTTTCAACTTCATTGCTTGTGCTAACGCTTATATGGGCCAACGCTTTATTGCCACACACTTCAAATAAAGCATGCTGCAAAACATCTAAGGTTGATTTTGAGTTGATAACCGTATTATTAACAACGTTACGTAAATCATTTGTGTTAATCGTTAACTTCATACCGCCACCCCTAACGCGCACTTACTGCGTAAATCATTGCGCATTTGCACGCTAGAATGCCCGCCATATACAGCCATCGTAGTGGCTGGGTTGGCATGCTTTAATAAATGTTGCGCGTGGTGTACACCCAAGTTTGTCATTACATCTACCGCACGTCGGTGTCTAAATAAGTGCGGGTGTAAATGCGGCATACCTGCATTCGCCCCATGAAATTTAACCCGCGCTAAAAACCCACGGCGAGATATACGGCCACGGCCGTGGCCAATAAACATGGCGCTCGTTGGCGGCTTGCCTTTGGCAACAAAATTATGTCGCACGGCTAACCAATCTTTTATATAGAGCAAGGTGGTGGCACTAATGGGGTTTTCTTCAATATCACCACCCTTGTTTGTAAACGTCACAACACCACTTGGCCATGTCGTATTACTGGGTGGATTTTGAGGGTTAAAAATATCAATACTACAAACTGAACTGCAACGCAGGCCAGCATCAAACATTAAATATATCATAGCGCGATCACGCAACCCCATCGGCGTGGTGATATCAATATGCTCAATCACTTTTAATAATTCGTTTTCGGTTGGCGCGATAACAACCGAGTTACGTACTTTTATTTTTGCCATACCATCGGTCGGCAACACTTTAATAAGCCCGCGGCTTTTGCAGTATTTAAAGTACTCACGTAATGTGGCGGTTTTACGGCGTGCGGTAATAGGCTTTACTTGTTCGCCTTGCAGTAATGCATTAATAAAATCATCTAATACATTGGTTGTTACAATCTGCACCAATAAAATATCGTGTTGTGTGCAATAACCGATAAATTGCTCTAAATCATGCCGGTACGATGCAACCGTATTTTTAGCGTAATTTCTAGCAACCAATTGGTTTAAAAAATTAGTTGCAATTACCAACATATCACCCGGTAAAGTAATTGTTTTTATTTTTAATGCCGTAACCTCACCCATGGCGCGCACCTTTTTTTACCAGGTAAAACGGCGCGCTGTTTCTGCCTTGCATTTCCATAATATAAAACATCGATCGGCCTTTATACCAACGTTGCCATACGGTTATTTCTAATTTCGATAACGGCATCTTTCTTTCAAGCGCAATTCGATTTGCTTCAACTGTAATTGCCATGTAATATTCCCTCTGTGTTATGCATCGATACTGATTTTGTGTAATACACGCGTTTAACGGGTGCAACCGTTAAGCGCTTTTTTATGTTTTCTTAAACTGAACAACTTTAATATTGCTCTCTCTTTTTAAGTCGCCCACCTTAATGGTTAGGCTGGTTAGTAAACCCATTACATCGTTTGCTTCTTTTAAGAATTTATCGGCGTGCGGCAAATCTGTTTTATCAATCCGGCCATCAACCAATAATGGGCTAAGGGCTTGCAGCGCCTCGCCAAACTCTTTAAATAAATCGCCGGCATTCTCAATATCACAATCACTCTCCGATGGTATCGGCGTGGGTAGCAGCCCGTAACGTGCACTTAAATCCTGCAGCAGGCTTTCACGCCATGGAACGGGTAACGCCAATACGATTGACTCTTCAATCTCGCAGGGTAAACGCGTTTCACCATTAAAGAACCGGCGCAAAATTTGTGCATTGGCGCGCATATCATTGTAGGCATCGCCATTCATATGAAATTTTATTGTGCGATCAACTTCTTTAATGTTGCACGCATACAAACTAACAACCATGTCGGCAAAAGTTGCCTCACTAACATTTGTTT